TGCTTCTGCTTCTTGTGCACCTATTACCCCTTCAGCAACTAATGCACTTCCAAGTTGTCCAATATATCTTTCTAGTTTTGGAAAGCTATCAATTTTACCAGCTTTACCAATACCTTTACTCACACCTCCTAGGCCATCTATTAAAGCTTTTGTAGTAGAAGGTCTTGATAGAGCATAAGCTAAAGCAGTGGGGCCTAATACAAAAAATGTTGCAGCACCCGGATCAATTGTTCCAGTTGAAAAACCTACTACACCTACAATTTGTGAAATAGCTCCAGCTTGTTTCATTTGTACTAGCATTTCTCCACTTGTACCAGCAGAGCCTGGTGGTTTAATTTTACCTTCAACCATTTGGATTCTTCTAGTATAATCTCTTATACCTTTTATTTGTTGTTTATTTAAAAAACCTACATCTTCTTTTAATAACCAATCATAATCTTTTAAAAATTTTTCAGCTTTAATTTTATTTAAGTTAAAATATTGTCCAGCTTTATCTACACTATTATTTAAAAAATCTTTGACAAACTGTCCTTGTAATGCACCTCTAATTGCTAATCTATTTGGAAAAACATCAAACTCTTTTCCAGCAACTTTAAATTTTGCATCCTCTAAACTTTGATTAAATGATCTAAAGTAACTTGGTTTACCTGCACCTATAATATTTTTATATAAGGTTTCTTGCCCCATCTGTGAATTTAATAATTTTTTAATTGTTTCTTGTTGAAAAGGTTTTGCACCTAAATTAGTAAAACCAGAAGCAATTACTCTTTTTGCATTTACGGCAGCTGGTAGTGGAGAATTAGCTAACATGGATTCCATTCTTTTTAAAAGTTCTGCTCTTACTGAAGATGCTTTACCAGTAAGACCTTTCATGTCTCCAATAGCAGTGTAAACATTTTTAAATTGATTGTAATCAACTCTCTCTTTCAGTCTTCCAACCATAGATAACATTTCTGTAATGTCTCCATTTTTTACAATAGCGTTGTCTCCCATTGCCTCATAAACATAGTCATCTAATTTTGTAACATCTTTATTTTGATACTGACCATTAGGTTGTCTTTCTCTTACTCTTATTGTTTTTGGTACTTCAGGACTTCTAATTACAACATCATAAGCTGGGTCCATTGATCCGTCTGCTCTTCTTATTGTTGCGTTTATATCAGCAGTAAGATCATTCCATAATTTATTTTTAGTTCCTTGATAGATATCTGTATAATTACCTTTTATTTGTGCGTTTAAAAATTGAGTGACCCCATCTTTGGCTGCATCATAATCTATTTTTGGTAAATCTTTTGTTAATACTTTTGTAAATTGATCGATAGATTCAATTGTTGTTATTCTTCCTAGGCCCTCTGCATTTCTTATAAATGCACCACCCCCAATAGAAGCAGCAGCAAGAGAAGAAGCTAACTCTACTCCAGACTGATCTGTTAATTTACCAGCTACAATATTTCCTCTTTCAAAAACAAACTCTTCTCCTTTGCCTAACAATCTTTTCTTTTTATCAAAAAAATCTGGTCTAGCTTGTTGAGCACTTTTATATGCTTCATCACTTAATTCTAAACTTTCCAAAATAGCTCTTTGTTGTGGACTAAGTGTGACTGCAGTTTTTAATTGTTCTTCTGTTAATTCTTTACCAACTAATTTATCTAAAACTTCTTTAGAAGGTAATTTTCCAGTTTCTTTAATTTTTGCTATTTCTTTATAAAATAATTTATCAGCATCTAATCCTTTGACTACATCCCTAGCACCATCAATAGTTTTAATAGATGCTCCAGTAACTTTATTAGATATCTTTGCTAATGCACCAGCCATACCAAAACCAAGTACTTCTCCAAAAGCACCTTGGGCTGTACCTCTAGCAACTTCTCTTACAATACTTTCTTTGGGATCAAATGTTTGAGATATAGCTGCACCAGCTCCACCCCCAATTCCAGCTCCAGTAACACCTGCTAAAATTTTTTGTTTATTTTTACTTAAATTTAAAAGTGGTCTGGCAATTCTAGCTATTCTTGCAGCAGCGATAGATGTACCAACTAAAGATGAACCTCCAGTAAATGGAGCAGCAGCTACACCAGCAATACCACCAGCTATTGATAATCCTACCTCTGTTACTATTCTCATAAATTCTGGACTTGATAAATAACTTTCTGTATCTTTATTATATTTACCTTTAGCAGCATCTGATAAAACTTCTTCAGGTGTAATCATAAGTTTCATCTCATCATCAAAACTTAAACCACCTCCCTTAGTATTTCCTTTTGCAGCTAATACTGAGTCAATAGCTAATTGCTCTTTAGGTGTAGGAGTTGAACCTTTTATTTTGAATGTTTCGTTTTGTACAACTATTTCTGCCATATAAATCCTTAATTTGCACTTACATCATATTTATTACCATCATATTGTTTTATGGTAACACCTTCACTTAAATCAATATAATTTGAAGCACCTTTTCCTGAAGCCTCCATAATTTCTAAAGCAGTAGTAAAGTCTGCATTGTTATCTTCTGCAATTGCAATTGCATCTGCAAAATAACTATCTAATGCTTGTAGCTTTGCTTCGAATGTAGCTTCAGTATCTCCTACTTGTGGAATTAGTTTTGTAATTCTTTCTGCTTCTTGCTCTGATACTGCAGCACCAGAGATTGCTTGTGTAACAAATGAAGTTGCTTGTTGAATTCTACTTTTAAAAGCACCATAATCTTTTGAAAACTGTGATCCACCTACTTTACCAAGTGATGCTCTTATTCTACCCATATCTCCAAAACCTACTGGCTTACCTAATCTATAATAGTCATCACCAATTCTTGATAAAATAGTTCTTACTCTTTTACTTCCTTGAATTTGTTTAATAGATTCAGCAGAGGGTTTAGATACAACAGTAATTTTTCCAGTTCCATCAACTTGAGCTACAGTTCCTTTTGGTAAATTATAAGCTTTTAATTCTTGTTCTCCTAAAGTCCTTACACCTTTGCCACTTCCTTTAGCTTTTTCAACAGATAAAATAGTTGCTGGTAATTTTCCAACACCTTCGCCTATTGCACTAAAGACTGGTCCTAAACCTTTGCCTTTAGATTGTAATAATGGAGCAGCAAGTGTTGCAGCATATATAGCTTTTTCTTTTGGAGATAAAGAACTTATACCACCATTTTGAAAATGTTTGATAGTTGGTTTTAAAGTTTTGAAATATCTATCTTTAAATAATTTTCTAGTTAATACTTTATCCATTACTACCTCGGTTGCATCAAGTTGTAAGCAGAGTATGCACCTAGTCCTGCACCTAATGCTTGTCCAACTGGGTTAGCACCGGGAGCCGTGGTTGCTGTAAGTGTACTCTGTGTTGTTGGTAAATTTGTCATAATACCTTTTAAGAATTCTATTCTTTGATAAGGTTCGTATTGTCTTTGTAATGCAGTTTGTCTTTGAGCTTCTAAACCAGCCTGGCCTATGCCTCTTTGAACACCACCAGCTTGTAATTGAGATTGAATATCTGCAAGTGACATAGCTTGTTGTTGTGCACCTAATGATCCTAAAGTAGCACCAGCTGCTAATTGTTGTTGTCTTTGAGTTTGAGCTGCACCTAATGCAGTTTGAAAACCTTGAGCTTGAGCTTGACCAATATTAGCTAGTCTTGCTCTTTCTATTTCGGCTTCTGCAATTCCTTGTCTGCCACCACCGAATGCACCACTAGCTACAGCTTGTGCACCTAATCTATTTGTTGCTATTCCAGCTTGACGTGTAATTTCATCAGTAACATAAGACTGATAAGGATTTAAAAAAGAAGATATGTTTGGAGCAGCTTGTGCACCTTGTAAAGCAGTTATACCTTGTCCTACTGTACCAGCTCCAACACCAACTTGACCAGCTTGTGCTATTCCAGCTTGTTCTAATCCAGAAAGTGGAGCAACTTGTACTGCGGGTAATGAAACAGGAGTAGATGCTAATTTAGCAGCTTGATCATATAAGGATAGTTTTCTAGCCTCAACTCCAGGAGCTTCTCTTTGTGTAACAACTGATGAACCAGATTGTGTCTGGCCACCGCCACCTCCACCGCCTCCAAATATAAAACTCATTACTTAATCTCCTTTGTATATAAATATCTTTTAACACCCCAGCCTTTTGTTTTTAAAAAAGGTTCCCAACCAGGTCTTGCATGAACAGCTATTCTTTTACAACTGCTTAATTTAGCAAGTCCTTCTATTGTATCAGCAAGTTCGTCTTGCCACAATTCTCTCTTGCTTCCTTTTAATAAAATTACTTCACATTGATTAAAGTTAGGAAGAGCCGTGATTCGTGTAACACATACACCAAACACTTTGTATTGAATACCGTCATCAGAACCAAACATAACAAATAATTGCATCTGGCCTTCTTTAATTAATTTCTTTAGATCACTAATATTCATTGGATCACCATCATACTTTAAACCTTCTCTCAACATAAAATCAACTAAGTTCCAATACTCATCAAGTAATTTTGGAAATATCTCAAGTACTTCTACTTGTTTTTTTATTTTAGTTTTGTTTACTTGCATTGACTATATCGTAAATTCTTTTAAATTTTTTTTGTTGATCATAAAAAAAGTCAGCACCTGCTTTTCTCATATTTTTAAAACTTTTTGGGTCAGCTCCAGATAAAATACCTGCACCTAAAACTGCATCAGCTCTAGATACAAATTCTCCATCAGCTAGTTGAGCTAACATTGTATCTTCGTCTTTGTCTCCAGCTCCAGCTCCGTCTTCTACATAACCTTCTGCTCTAACATAATTGTTAACATCATTTTCATTATGGTCTATTTTTGATGGTAAATAATTTACACCACCTTGATTGTATTTTGGTATTGCAGTTGCAAGTCCACCTTGATTTGCATAAAACATATTTGAACCATATACATCTGATCTTGAAGGCATTGCATCTGCTACTGGTTCAAAACCACCTTGAAGTTTTTGAGATTGTTCTTTGTAAGCTTGTTTGTAATCATCCTCAGTAAACATTGGTTTAGGAGCTTCTTCCTCTCCAGCTAATAATGGTAAAACTGTTGAAGCAATTAAAGCTGACTCGACTGGATTATCTTTTGCTTTTTTAAATAATTTCATAATACCAGTTGGTTCTGCAGAAGTAGTTTCTGCACCTTGGGATAAAGCTGCTTGGTAACCTTTGTCTCTAAACTGTGCTCCTGCTACAGCTTCGTTTGGTAAAGTTGGTAAAGCACCTTTGGCAGACTGACCAAAACCTAAACCTGAGAAAGCTGAACCTTGTCCAATTCCTAATTGGGGAGCCGCTTGTCCTAATGCATAAGAACCACCTCCTACTAAGAATGCATCTCGTAATGATCTTTTTGTAGATTTTCCTCTAAGTTTTTGTACGCCAAATGTGGCTAGTGCTATTGTGAATGGGTCCATATAGTAATTTCCTAATTATAGCATATATTACCATTTTACTGTTTGCTTATCAACTCATCACTAAATCGACCTTCGTATGTATGATCACCTACATGAACTATTGGAGCATCCACTAATGCATAACATTTGCCACCTAAATCTTTCCAAAGTTTACAGAAAGCAAAATCTTCACCTAAATAAACCTTTTCTACTGGATCATGTAAAGTGTCAAAAAAATTCCACATATTTGGTCTATCTACATACTTCCCATTAATAACAGTTTTTTGCACAATACTTTTATCAGGATAAGCCTTAATCATCTTTTCAAAAACTTCTCTTTTAATTAACATACAACCTGTAGGGCTATGGGTAACTTCAATTACACCATTATCCATAATTATACTTTTAGGGTTTTCAACTCTCATAGGATAAGTATTTAAATATTTTTTTAAATCGTAAGGTTTTTGTATATTTACACCATCTTGTATTTTTTGAAATAGTTTCTCCCACATCATTGTTTTTAACGGGTAAGGTATAGATATTATATCTTTATCTTTTTCTACCATTCTAAGTATTGACGGAGAATGAAACCATATATCAGAATCAATAAATAACAAATGAGTTTGATCTGATTCCAAAAAACTTGATACACATAAATTTCTTCCTTGAGTAACTAATGAAGATTTCATTAATTGAAAATGTGTTTCTACACCTTGTTCATTTGCGTACTTTTGAAACTCTAGTAATGCTTGTGTATAATGTAAAGATACATCACTATGCACTGGAGTAGCAACAAATATAGAATAATCTTTTTTTGGTTTTGTTTTTGGTTTATTTTTCCATAATGGCTTAACAGCTAAATCTTGAGAGGGTGGGTCAACTCTAAATTCTTTTAACGTTTGATAAGTATCTTCATTTACAAATTCATTATTTTTTTTCATGGTGCCCTTTTACTCTTTCATGGTTTTTATCAAGATTTATATTAAATGCAAAAGTTATTCTTTCATAATTATCTTTTATTTTCTCTACTTGATGCTCTAATGTTGAAGGAAATAAAATCATCTCCCCTGGTTTACCTTGTACACTAAAATTTTGATCTGGAAAAATAGTTAAATCATTTTGATTTTGTAAGTAAATAACTCCTGAGACAAAACCACTATGGCTGTGTATTGGATTATAATTATTTTTGTAAGCATAGTTTATCCAAACGTCAGATTCAAAATGACCAGGCCATTCTCTTAAATAATAATCTCTATGGTGGCCTCCACAAAGTTTTGAAATTAATCTTAAAACGTAAGGTAACCAAAATCCATCATAAATTAAAAATTTAGAAACACTTACTTGATAATTATTGCCTTCAGTTCCAGCATTATCCATAGTTTTTAAAAAAGATAATTTGTGATTTTTAATTTTATCACATTCTTTTTTCCATATTTTTATTTCATCAAAAATTAAATCTGGTAGTTTTACTTTTATAATGTATTCATTAAGTTTTTCATACTCAAACATAAAAAATTATAAACCTTTATCTTTTAAAGCTCCAGTAAGAAAAGTAGTCCATTGTTGTCCTTTGCTTTTCCAGTTATAAAATTTTTTATAAAATTTTTGTTGTTCTGATAAATGTTCTTGAATACTATCTTCATGGAGATATCCTGCAGCAGTCATGATTGCATTTGCAGTATCTGTTGCCATCTGTTCATAATTAGTTGAGTAATTTACATAGACAGGCCACTCTGAACAAGTTTCATACAAGGCTCCATAATTATTTGTAATTACATGAACCCCAGACGCTAAAGCTTCTAAAGCTGACACACATGATGTTTCTTCAAATATAGAAGGATAAACAAACATATCATAATTAGGCATCATTTCTTTTATGTACTCATGAGGTTTATATCCAATATAATTTACATTTGGTAATTCTTTAGCTTGATCGTATAGTGGTTTAAATTCATCATCATGCACTTTACTAAAATCAGAGCCATATACTTGAGTAGAAGAATAAACATCTAAAGATATGTTAGGATGTGTTATTTGTTGCATAGCTAACAATAATACATTTATACCTCTCCAAGGTGTGCAATGATGTATTAATTTTATCGGTTTTCCTTTTTGATATATTTTTCTAATTGGAAATTCATCAATACCATTTTTTATAACGATACATCTTTCAGTTGGTATTCCAAAAAAATATCTAAACTTTTCATAATTCCAATGGCTGTTAAAAACATACCAATCATATTCTTTATGTCTTTCTTTATTTTTAAAAAATTCTTGAAGATTAGGTTGATCATAAGAATTTTTTTGCCACAATATATTAAGTTTGTCAGGGTCTAATGGAACCTTACCTGGTATTGATGTACAAATTTGTACTTTCTCTAAAAGCTCTTTTGAAACATGCTTATTAAGCATTTCCATTTGAAGTTCAGTTGCACCTCTAGGTTTCATTTATTTTTTTGTTTCAATACCCATTGGAATTTTAGTAACTTTAATTTCGAGGTCTTGTCTAAAGTCATCCACAGTAGTGTCAGTATTGGGATCAGCAACATCAGAATCAAACTCAGCTTTACTAGCATATACTTTTCCTGTTCTTTTATGTTTTATTACTTCTTTAGCTTCAGCTGGTATTTTTGGTAAATCATTCATAATTATCTGCCTTGTCTGTTATATTTCTTATAACTTCTTTTTTCCGCTTTGCAAAGATTTTTTTTATGTCTTCGAGGCCTTTTCCTAGGTTTTGGTCTGGGAGTAAAACTTACAAATTTTTGTCTAGCCATTTTCCTGGGATCTGTCTATAAGAGCATAACTTACAACACCTGTAATTTCATTAGCCGTGTCTGCTTGAATTTTTAGAACATCAGATGCTTCCATCGCTAAAGTTTCACTTACCATATTTGTAAAACTTTTATTTAATTGTGCATGACTAATTTCTACATTTGATCCACCAGACTTTTGTAAATATACATCAACATCTACATTACTTGCATTTTGGTGACTTGCTTGTAATGATTTAACTAATATTGTTCCATCAACAGGACAAGTTAAAATTGTTGTAATATTACTTGTTGTTAAATCGTAGGTGTCACTTTTGTATCTGATTGTCATAATAAAAACCAATTAAAAGTATCTTGTTCATTTTTTATTTCTTGTTGATAAGAAGTGTTTAACTTATCTTTAAGAGTTTGTAAAGATTGAGCTATTTGTCTTTGATTATCTTCAGTATAAACTGGTGTTGGCTCTGGAATTATAATATCTACTCTTGCCATTATCTCATTCCATCAGGTTGCACATCAGCTCTAAAAGTTCCATATCTCCAGTTTTGGTCTGTTGAAGTATTCGCAACTTTAATACTTGCAAATCGAGATCTTGCTCTAGTGTCTACTTTTTCAGTTGTGCTATTTACTGTAAAAGGTCCGAGAGGCGAGGATGTTGAAGTATCAGAAGGAAACTTTCTAAGGTTAATAGTTATTTGTGCGTCACCAGTAATTAATTTAAAATCAGGAATAAATCTTCTTAAGCTCATAAAAAATTGTCCATCTCCACCTTGAGATAAATCAAAATCTCCAGATTGAATAAAAGCTGGAATAGCTGTTTTTGCTCCAGTAAAATCTACTTCATTATTACCCACTTCATGAGCATAATAAGTTGAAGCACCATTTTGATTTGTTACTCCTTGTATTGTTGGAAAAGAGGGAGTGCCTGTTGATGAAAATTCTGTTGCGTAAGGATTATCATATAGTGTGGCATCAAACCAAGTAGTTCTAGATAATGAACCAGTTGTCCACGTTTGTTCAGAATAATTATAAGTGACTACTCTATCAATTAATGAAGAACCATTTTTAGGATAAAACCAACTTATTTCTTCATAAAGATGATTGAGTCCTGCATATATTTGTTCACCATTAGCATAACTTAAGCCAAGGTTGTCTCCTTTATTTGTAAATACAAAATCTTCAACTAAACATGGTACAGATTTTACAGTACCATCATAAACGAAAAAACCTCCAGCTTGACCCATCCACCAAACAGCTCCGTTAGCATATTTGATAGAGTGTTGTCCTATAGCCCCACAGTTCGAACCAACTTGTCTAATTGAAAATGTAAACGGAGGACCAACAAACTGCATAACATATGCAGATGTGTCAGTTAAAATTAAAATATAATCTTTACCTCTCACAGCTCCCACAATTTTTGTTCCTGAATCTATTCTAAATGTACCCGCAGTGTTGACTGAAGTTGGAGCATAATCAGATATATCTTCTTGATCTGAAAATCTTATAAACATTTTATCTTGGGTACTTGAAGTACCAATCGTAGTCTCTGTTCCAAGAATGACTAAATGTCTATCTCTTTCAGAAACAATTGACATAACAGATTTTGTGGGTGCCCCACTTACTACAGTTGCTCTAGTTGTTAAAGCAGCAGCAACATTACTTATTGTATCCCATTCAAAAGTTTGACCATCTTTTATTGTTGCAATTAATTTTGAACCAAAATGATCTAATGACCATGATGCAGACTCTAAGGTCACTCCACCAGTTAATGATGCCGTTCCCCATCCAAGATAAACTTCAACAGAAGCACCAGTAGAATGAGCAGTTCTTGTTCCTGCAACTCCTCTGGTAATACCAGTTAAATCATTTGTGGATATACCAGTGTAAGAAATAAATTCAGTGCCTACTTTTATAGTTCCAGATGTTGGAAAACCAACAACAGAAGATAAAGTAATTGATGTACCAGACCCTCCAGTTCCAGCAGTATCATCTTGTAGTAAACCATTAAGTGTTGATATTACTCCAGATGATCCACCCCACCCAGAGGTACCATAACCAAAACCAGAAGTTTGATTTAGTGGTCCTACTTTAACATAAGGATTTATTGTTGCTGCTCCACTTGCCGCAACTGTTGTTCCAGCATTAGTTGCCATTGTAATCGTAAATGTATCTTGGCTTGGTGCCGTCACAACTTCAAAAGTATTTGTAGTAAAATCTGCAGCCAAATAACCAGCTCCTGATGGAGGTGTAACAGATGTAAATGTAAATAAATCTCCAGCAGAAAGTCCGTGGGCTATTTTATTTACTGTTACAGTTGGACTAGTATTAGCTGTTGTAAAGGTTGCTCCAGCAATTGCAGCGTCTAATGGTGTAATGTCGTAAAATGAATTTTCAAAATAAATTATTAAAGCTTTATTAGTACCTATAGCTGAATATCTTCTACCATCCAAGTCAGCCCAAACAAGTTGATCTCTAGCCGCACCGACTAGTGTATTTGAAGTTATTTGTTCCCAGCCTCCTATTTTTTCAGGAAGGCCATATCTAAATCTAACAAAATCCCCATCAGTCCATTGTCCTTCAGCTCCAGTAGGGGTTACTTGTTTATTAAATCCAGGTCTTATTTGTACATTTGTTAAAGGCATATGGGTATTATACCTTATTAAGATTGTATTTAAAACCCAACTAAGGCTTCTCCAGGTAAACTTCTTCGATCTAAAATATGATTAGAAAAAGGACCAGATTTATCAACATAATGCATAAAAATTTGTGCATTATGATCTCCAGTAAATTTTTCTCTTTTATGTTTAAGTTCACAACCTAGATAGATTACTGCATCTCCTGGTTTCAATATAATTGGATTACCATCTATATAAATTGGCCATTCTTCCCCACTATTACTAATATTAATTGAAACACTTATTTCACAAGCAGGCCTATCTGTATGTTCCTTAAGTTGAGAATCAAAAGTATACATTCTCCAATAAGAATAAGTGGGTGATAATTTTAAACCTGTTAAATCATTCATTTTATTAACACTTCGCATTAATAAAGATTCACAAAAATAATCTGCGTAAAATGCAGTATCATAGTTACCTTCAAGCTCAGCTCTGTTTGGGTTTTCTATAACATCGGTTTGTCTATGTTTAATTTCACAGTAAGTACTTGCTAAATTTAAAACATCTTTACTTAAAAAATTTTCTATTTTTTTATATTTAAAATCTCTTATAGTGCCCATGATACAACTGAATACCTTGTTCCTTTCGTTACTTTATTTACTTTATGTGGATACATAAAATTACTAGGCCAAACAATTAACCTACCTGGTTTTGTCTCAACCTTAAATTCGTTGTTACCTTGAGGATCTGTAAAAGAAATCTCACCACCTTCATAATCATTATTTAACAACAATATACAACTTAAAGTTCTAGGTGTAAAATGGCCGTGATCAATATGGTATATATAATGATCACCTTCATTATATTTTAGTAATTGAATATCATTTACCATAATACCTTCTAAATGTTTTAATTTTTTATTTTCCTTATATCTAGCTAACCCATTTAGAAACACAGACAATAAATTATTTCCCCATCGAACATCTGTTAAACTTTTTGCATTTCTATTTAAGTTCACACTTTTTGCACTTCTTATGTGTTTTTTTAATAAACCATTCTCATCTTTAGTAGGACCTACCTTTGCATCTTCAAAAATATTTTTTCTTTTTGCATATACTTCTACTATTCTTGCTACCATTCTAATATCAATAGCATTGTCTTGAATATCAATTAAATCTTTTACTTCCATTTTTTTTTCTGCCATATTCTATCTCTATATTGTCTCAAAAAATTTGTATTCCATACTGTTAAAAATTTATTAATTGTATAATCTTTTTCCTCTGTAATTTTCATTTTCCAACTTTTTCTCTTAAAAGGAATTACTTGCACTAAGGGCGATCCTCTTTTTACAAAATGTTCAAAATTTTTTTTATATTTATCACTATTTAAAGCAATAGGAAAATTAATTTGTCCTTTAAAAATATCAGTATCAACAATACCAGCTATTGCTTCAAATCTATCGTCAGAATTATTTAAGGGATTTACAAACAAACATGAGTATCCAGGAGGAGTTTTTATAATCCAAGGATTTAGTATTTTTAAAAAGGCTGGCATATTATTTTTTTTTACTAATGGAGAACCTTCCATTTGCATTTTAGGATGGGCTGAGTGATTATTTGCAGCATTTAAATTATAATCTGTTGGGTTTTGACCTAAAGAATATTCTATATAAGTTTTTTCATCTTCGTTTTTAATACAAAAATCAGTTGAATTTTTAAGTATGTAACCAGCTGAAATAGCATCTAAAAAAGGCATACACCCTTTTACTGTTTCATGTCCTTTTTGATGTTTTAGTTTTTTAAACCAATCTGGAATATTTATTAAAGAAGGAAC